ATCTAACTTCTCTCATTCAAAACCATAGCCCCCTAGTTATTCTAAAAAAATATCCTATTGTTTTACAGATTGCTTTATTTCTAGGTTATTTTAGATTAAACCTTATAAACATTGAGGAAAATAAACTGTCCTATAATATCCATTATGTTGCATTGATAGTTCAAGTGCATAGTTAAAGATAATTAGGGTGCCTAGCGTAGCGTAAGACACCAGTAAATCCATAGCAAGTTTTATCTAGAAGTATGCACGATCTTGGTAGATTGTGTACATACAGTAGGAGAGGAATTACAGTAATAAACATCTTTTCTAATCTGTTTGAGGTGTACTTCACACTCTATACATTTCATACTGTTTATTGTACTTGTATATCTTTTATTGTGGTTCTAACCCTGTGTCACTCCCTCCCAAAAACCAGAATGAACTATATAGTGAACATTTAAATATGTGAAGTAATAGGCTTTTACCCTAGTTACTATGGTCTAGCTAATCCACTTTCCCTTTAGTGTTGATCCAACATATCTTTCCTAAGAGCTAGAGAAATGTTTTGTTTGTTGTTGTCATACTATCACACCATTACTAATATGCAAGTACCTGGAAAATCCAGGTGCAGCGTATGAGGATACGCTTCTATTTATAATAAGAAAGAAAAACTTTCATCTAAGAAAAAGTACTTGGTGTACAGTGTAAGAGAGGAATGTTTTTGTGGATTGTTATATTTTTCATAACAGTTTGGACAACTGTACGGAACAAAGCCCTGTAGCAATACAGGGTTTTGTGTTATTATTAGTATAAAAGGAGGATAATGAAAAACGAAAGAAAAAATAATATTAAAAAAAGAATGACTGCTGCTGATAAAATTGCTTATAATTTATCTATGGATTCAACTCCAAAAAGAACAGCAGTGTATAATGATACAATTAATAGATCATTTACAAAAAGATATAAAAAAAGTGGTTCACAAAAAAGAAAGTAACACAATATTTAATTTATTGACTTAGTTTCTTATATGGTATATAATGGAGTATCAAAAACACTTCCCTGTTTGTGATTAACCAAAAAACCCCTAGTTCTTCTAGGGTATGGGAATAAAAAATTTTTTTTAGCTCAATGGATCTTGTAAGTCGGTAGGAGCATTTCTTCCTTTGATTCTAGGAAAGGTCTTAGGCTTATGTTTATTACAGTACTTAAACTTATTATATTTAGAAATAACTGTGTCACATCCTTTGTGAACGCAGACTCTTCCACTACTATACGAAGTAGAGGGTTTGCTATTAGGATATTTATTACCTTTTATGTAATCACTCATACAACATATAGTATAGGAGATACAATGCCTGGTAAAGGATATAAGCCAAAAAAGGCTATGAAAAAAAATAAAGTTAGAAAGAGAAAGTAATGGCTGAATGGCGAGGTATGAAGGTGAAGTTAAACTCACCAAGCCCTATACGAAAGGGTGAGCCTGGCTATGGTCGTAAGAAGTCTAAAGTCTTTGTAATGAAAAATGGGAAAGTCAAGAAAATAATGTTTGGCGACCCTAATATGAAGATTAGAAAAAACAATCCAGCAGCTAGAGCTTCGTTTCGTGCTAGACACAAATGTAGTACAGCTAAGGATAAAACGACTGCACGATATTGGTCGTGCAGAGCTTGGTAAGGAGATGGTATGAGTTTATACGAAAATATAAATCGTAGAAAAAAAGCTGGAACAAGTAGGTCCAAAAAGAAATCTACTATTAGTCCTAAAGCTTATGCAAATATGAAAGCTGGATTTCCTAAAAAGAAAAAGAAATGAAGTGTGCAGGTCCTGACTGTAACAAAAAGTTAAAGAACGGAAACCAGAAATATTGTAGCAATCCCTGTAAACAAAAAGCTGCATACATAAGAAAGAAAAAAGAACCTGTTGTTGAGTCAGTAGGCGTAACTATTCGTGGTGTCCACTATGAGAAATTTGTTTTAGAATATGCTGTTGATATAGAGAACAGAAAGATAACTCACTCTAAAGTAGCAGAGCTCTTAGATATAAATAAATCTACTGTTACCAGAATGTTTAACGCGTACAAAGAAGATAAACAAATTGTTAAAGCACAAGAGAACTGGAGTACACCAAAAGAAGCTACAGCATCCTTAAAAGATTTTAAAGATTTTAGAGATAGATATTTTAAAACAGAAACTGGTGACCCATACGAAACTGCTGATTTTCACGAGAAGTGGATTAATTCTATTATTAAAGCTATTGAAGAAGGTGGGGAGCAAATGATACTTAGCCCACCACGACACGGCAAGACTGACTTACTGACACACTTTGCTGTATGGCAGATATGTAAAAACCCTAACATTAGAATTATGTGGGTTGGTGGTAATGAGGATATAGCTAAGAATGCTGTAGGTTCTGTACTTGACCAACTAGAAAACAATGAACAGTTGATAGAAGAGATATGTGGACCTGGTAATAAATTCCAACCAAAGAACAGAAGTGGTAAGTCCTGGAGTTCTGGACAGTTTACTGTAGGTACAAGAACAGTTACAGGTATTAAAAGTCCGACAATGGTGTCTGTTGGTAAAGGTGGTAAGATTCTTTCTCGTGACTGTGATTTAATTATTGCTGATGACATTGAGGACCACGGAACAACAATACAACCTAGTGCTAGAGAGCAGACTAGGCAATGGTGGACTACAACATTATCTTCCAGGAAAGAGGAACATACTGCTGTAGTTGTTATTGGCTCTAGGCAACATCCAGAAGATTTATATAACTTTCTTTTAGAAAACCCAGAGATGACCACGATTGTAGAAGAAGCACATAGTACAGAATGTATATTGCCAGAAAACGAAATAGAAGTACATACTGATTGTATGTTGTGGAAAACTAAACGAACTTACAAATGGTTAAGGTCAAGAAAGACTGCAGCTGAAACAACAGGTGGTAAAGCTATTTTTGAAATGGTGTATCTTAACAAAGCATTTGTTGATGGTATAACAATGTTTAACTCTGAGGATATAGATAGTTGTAGAGATGTCAATAGACTTATAGGTCACATACCATCAGGTACACATTTGATAGCAGGACTTGACCCAGCTTCTACAGGATTTCAAGCCTGTGTATTATGGGCTGCTAATCCTGAAACAGGTAAGTTGTATCTAGTTGACATAGAAAACGAAGAAGGTGGAGGAATTATACAAGCTAGAGAATCTATTAAGAGATGGTATGAAAAGTATAATTGTGCTCACTGGGTTATAGAAGAGAACGGATTTCAAAAAGCAATACGACAAGATGAAAAGATTAAAGACCTTTGTGCAAGATTTGGTATTTATACAGAAGGACATCAGACTCAGAGAAACAAATTTGACCCAATATTTGGTGTAGGCTCAATGGCACAGTTGTTTAAAGAAGGGTTGATTAATTTGCCTTATGGTGACGCAAATAGTGAAGTTAAGAGTAATATATATCGTAGACAACTAATTTATTTTTCTTCAGCTGCTAATAAAGCTAAAGGTAATAAAAGTTATAAATCAGATGTTGTAATGGCATCTTGGTTTCCTTTAAAAGTTATTAGAAGGTTAGGCAAAGAACGCTTGGCTGAGGTAGGATTAGATTACGAACCTAGTTTTGGAGAATGGAATATAAGCGATATGAATGAGAGTCCTTGGTAATGACACCTGAGCAAGTACAACACGCTATAACACAGTTACATTTTGATAACCAAAGTGCATACTCTACTCGTGGTCGTATTCGTGCAATTATGAATGGTGGACCTGATGGTATTCAGGCTTTACTTGGTGATAACCTTAAAGGTTTCCAGGACTGGCAAGTACCTGTACCAAACCTTATGATGTCTGGTTTAGAACACTTATCACAAAAAATTGGTCGTATTCCTAACTTAAAAGTAGATGTACCTAATGGTAAGGATAGCGATAGAGCAAGACAGAAAGCTGAAAAGATTGGCAGAATTGTTAATGCTTATGATGATGTACAGAAATTAGATTTACAAATGCCACAAGTAGGTAGATGGCTACCTGGTTATGGTTTTGCTGTTTGGGTTA